ACGCTGTCCCGCATAGACGGCGCTCGCAGGAAAACGACCGCAACGTCAGTGCAGCCCTGCTCGCAAAGAGGCTCCCAAGCCTCAAAAAATCCATGCCGTGGGCATTTATAAGAACGAAGAATAGCCATCACTTTCCCTCCATCTGCTCTCTAAACGTACGTTCAGAAAAGTTAGCCTTATTCTTAAGGCCCACGTTAAGGGTAATCTTACCGCCGTCTAATTTCAAGCCATATCCTCTGACAACACGGGGTTTCGGCTCTCGGTTGTACTGGAGGTATTTGGTGCGATTCCGGTTCCTCATAACCGTGACATCGCCGCGTTCAAGCCGCAAAAGGGCGCGGGACATCCGCACTTGGCTTTCTTCAGACATCGCGTGGGTGTTGCCCACAAACATTCCGAAAATCAACCGTTCAGATAGCCCCGCGAGTTCCCCAAGGAACTTCATGGACATAGCGCGATTCCCTTCTTCAAGGAATCGGGCCATCCGGCGGCGGATTTCGGCCTTGCTCAAGACTTCGTTCATTGCCCGTATATCCCTATTTTTTTTAGATAGTTCGACACATTGCGCCCTGTCGTGATCTCTTCCGGCGTGTATTGCTCCATGCCCTTGGACACGGCGCGGCTTAGCCGCATGGCAATCAGGCGCGGCTGGACTTGCTCAGCATAAGCCGCCGCAGCAAGGGCGGAGGCGATCACGCGGTCATCCTTTGACCTGCCGGGGGACGAGATGGTCCCGCCGTCGCGGCGGATGGTCTTCATTTCTTCGATGCAGCTAATCGACTTGATCTTCATCATGCCGCGCTCGAAATAATCCTTCATGTAGGACATCATGCGCTCTTTGGTGGCATGTGTGGTGAGCCAGCCGATGCTTGTGCCGGGGCCAGACAGGGTGTCGTTTTTGCGCCAGATGTAGTTCTGCATGTGAGACAGAACGTCCATCAGGTCGTTGCCGCGAGCGCCGCCCACCGCCGCAGCGTGGCGCTTCAGGTTGCGAAGCTCTTGCAGCACGGGCTGGCCGGGGCCATTGACCTCAAGGTTGAGCGTCGAGTTCTTGTAGGCTCCCGCCAAGTGCGCGATGACCCACGCAAATTGATAGGTGTTCAGTTCTGAGGTAGCGAACTCGGCCACTTGGTCCAGCCCATCGGCATAAACTCGATACACCTGCACGACAAATCTATCAGCCCAGTCGCTAGAACCATAAGCAGGGTCAGCGCCAATAACGTAATAAGCCGTATCAATTGGCTCTTCCCAGACCTTAAGGGTTGCAGTCTCTTCACGGCACTTAATGACCTCTGTGTCTTCGAAGTTCATACCCATAAGGTAGCGGTAGCAATCGGGCTTGTCCTTCTTTGCATCCTTCACGGCATCCGTGCAGCGCGAATTCGAGAAGAACGAGGAGCCTGTCATGACGAAGGCATAGTCTTCGGTCGGCGGGAACTCTTGGTACATGAGGGCATCGTCCTTGATGCCTTCCATCATCTTCCAGCGCCACCAAGCAATCTGGCGCGAGTTTATCTCAAAGCCGTAGAGCTTCCTGATGTCGCGGACCCATTCTTTTTCCTCGCCGGTCAGCTTGCCGTCCCAATAGACTTTATAGACATCGCTGTTTGGGTCGGACGCATAATACTCGTTGCGCCACCAGCCGCAGAAGATGGCGCGCTGGGTGCGAGCCTTTTTGGCCGTGGTGTACATGTCGTGGAACATGTTGAAGCCACGCGCCGTGCTTTCAAACATGTACAGGCGCAAGGGGTTAGTCTCTGCGAGAGACGCAAGAAGGGACGCAAGCCCCTCCTCATCGCCCCACGAACTTGTCTCGGTGCCGTGGAGGTAGGTGATAGCCTTGCCGCGCCCAAGGGAGCCTTTCGCCCGCAGGCCCGCCACCTGATAGAACAGGCGCGAGCGGTTCTTAAGCTGAAGCTGGTTGCGGTTATGGGCGACCGCCGGAACTTTGAACTCGCGGGGCAACCCTTCCAGATACATGGCAAGGGTCGAGCGAAACATGTCACGGTTTTCTTCTGTGTCGGTCGTCAACGTGCCTTGCAGGCCGGGGTTGACAAAGTGCCAGTAGAGATCGAGGGCGAGGCTGATTGTGGTGATGCCAAGTTGTCGCCCCTTGAGGATCACGAAGAAATGGCAATCCTCTTCCAGCCCCTTGGCAATCTCACCCATTGTGTAGGTTTGGGTGCCAAGCAACTTTTCCATCTTCTTCAGCCCCTCCTCCTTCGTCTCAATCCGAAGCTGGCGGCAGAAGAGATAGAAATGGTCGAGGTTGAATTTCATCGTTTCGTTTTCTGATACTTGAGAACGCCGTACCCGATTGCGGTCACCTCGGCCCCTATCAGATGGTATCCGTGCAGCAGCCTGTCTACGTCCCGGCGGGCCTCTTCGCCATGATATTTAAGGGCGATGTATTCGGCCTCCAGCGGCATGTTGCCCAAAACGTAGGTCTCGGCCCCTTCGATGTCTAGCTTGATGAAGTCCGCCCGCTTGGCAAGGGCGCGGAAGAAGTTGCAATCGGGGTCGCAGACTTCCACCGGCAGGGTATCGCTTATGACGCCCTCAGAGACGTACTGGCTGCACTCGCCTTGATTGCTTTTGCCGATATACATCTGGTTGAGCATAGGGTCGCCCACGGCCATCTCATGCAGGGTGACCCCCTCTAGGCCAGCGACGTTCCGCTTGAAGACGTTGATGTTGAATTCCATAGGCTCGAAGCTATGCACCTCGGCATCCGGCCACAGGTTTTTAGCCCAGACGGCAAACGCCCCAATGTTGGCCCCAAGGTCCAAGATGACCGGCTTCTCAAGCAGGGTGCCAACCCCGTATTCCCCGGCCATGACCTTCCGCACATGCGGTTCCATCTCGGCAAAGTATTCAAAATTAACCGTGTCAGACATCACGCCCCCAAGAGATACGGTTCCACAGACGCTCATGCGCCCAGAACAGGAAGACCTTGGTGCAAAGCTCCAGAGCCGACACGGACGCCGCCCAGACCAGCTTGCCCGTCACAAGGAAAGTCAGCAAGAAGGTATCGATTGTGCCGACAATGCGCCAGCTAACGGCTTTGAGGAGACTGCGACGCCCGTTTTCCATGCTGCCTCTAGTGCTGGTTGCGGGGGCAGGATTTGAACCTACGACCTTCAGGTTATGGGCCTGACGAGCTACCGGGCTGCTCCACCCCGCGTCACTTCACGCGCCAGACCCTAATCCCGTTCTGAACCCGGCGGGTCACAAACTTCACGCCGCGATCCCTGCCCCAGTTCGCAGCCGCACTGCGTAGCCGGTTCTGAACTACGTCGCGGTCCTCGCCCTCCTCTACCGGAAACACAAAGCTGTCACCCGCGTTCAAACAGTTGAACGGGTACTTCATCTTCCGCAAAGGGGCTTCAGGTTGAGGTATCTCTACCCCACTCTCTATCTCAATCATAAACCCCACCCTAAACCAATTAATTAGAAAACCAAGATTTTTTTTGGGGTGGAGAGCTGTTGGGTGCACACCTCGACCGCCCCCAAGGGCCATCGCACTGGGCAGGGGCGGGGGGTCTATCTAGCTATCTCTGTTACGTCCAATACCATGTCAGGTATCTATACGCTCTATATATCTATATATGGGTAGTAGATACATACCCAAACCCCTTATAGATACCCATAGATAGCCTAGATAGAGTGTGACATATATGTCACGGTGGGAGTGTGACTCTTCTGCCACTGTGCTGTGTTGAGGGTTCTATTTGTTAACTAATAAACGAAAGACCTAATACGATATGATGAGATAGATTTTTATATATATATAGAGGGATAGCTATTGACAGCCTAGATAGGTATGTGTAAGTTGTGTATGTCATCACATGATGGCGACGAAAGGGAAAACCATAATGAGCGATTCTCGCATTACCTCATATGATCGTACTGTCGAGCTGCTGGACGACGACATCGATGTCATCATTGCTGCTCTTGCAAGCGCTGTCGATGCGTTCCGTTGGCGGCATCCTGAACCGAGCACTGTCCAGAACATCGAAAAAGAGCGCTACGAGCTGCTGCTGAACAAAGTCAACTCGCTGCTTTGATTGCAGCTTCATGGGGGCGGGGGATACCGCCCTCATTTGGAAGCAATCAAGCTTCACATGGAAAGGGAAAGACCATGCGTTATTCAGTTACGATCCAAGAGTTCACGGACGCGGGAGAAGAACACTCGCGCAAGACGTGGCACTATTTCGATGGCCTATCGCTCAAAGAAGCGTGGCGCATCGTGGACCAGCACGCAAAGCGTGGGTTTAACCGTTTTGGTGGGCAAATCGCTTGCCATAACTGGGGAGCGCGAGGCGGGTCGTTTCCGTTCTCTTATCGCTCCGCCGTCATCAAACTCGACACGTTCTAAAGCTTTGTCAGGAAAGGGAAAAACTATGTCTGATTATAACGGCTGGACTAATTATGAAACGTGGCGCGTCAATCTCGAAATCTTCGACGGAATGGACCCGACCG